CTCCAATGAGGAACTTGAGGCACTTAATCAAATCGTTGTCAAACAATTAAAGAACAGATACAATGACCCAACTGTAAATAAAAGATTTGTTTTAGGCATTAACAGAAGTAAAATGAGATTGTATGATTGTGAACAAAAAGAACAAGAAGATTTAGTAGATAGTGGTCAAGATGAGGTTGTTTTTGATAAAACTGACTTTGGTGGTAAGTATGATAAGTTCGCTGCCATAAAGGATTTTAAAGTATAAATAGTACATAATTATATCTAAATGGAGATGTTGATGCTTTCGAAAAGTCTAAGACAAGTTAGGCCACGGCCTACTCATAGTGTTTCCCATGTACAAAAAGTTCAATCTTTGTTAGAGCAAGAGCTAGAAACAAATCCAGAATTTATTGAAAGACAGTTTATTCCTCAAGGTAATGAGAATGCAACAAAAAGAACTTTAATATATGAAACTGCAGTTGTTCTTGTTGCATTAAGTGGTGGAAAAGTTACATCTTCAAGCTATAATAAAATTTCAAAAAGTATAGAATTTTCACCTTATGTCAAAGATTGGGTTGATAAAGTAGTAGGTAAAGATTATTTTAATTTATTATTAGAATATTGGTCAAACTTAGGAGCTCCAATAGCAAAGTTAGGTAAGTTTCAAGATTTCATACATGATAAAATTAATCAAAATTATTACAATATATCTCCAAAAACATTTCAATATAAAAATAAAAGTAAAGAAAATACTGCAGATGTTGTATTAATAATTGATGGTACTGCAACAGAATTAAAAAACATATTAGTTGATATTTCAAAACTAAATGAAAAAGAACAAGTTTCAAGAGCCACAACTTTACCTAATGGTAAAGTAACAGTATCAGATGAAAAAGGAAAACAAATATCTTTTTTTCAAGTATCACTTAAAAAGGGTGATGGTGCTGCAAGAATAGGAAAAGTTGGAACTTTAATTAAACTTACACCTGATCCAATAAAACAAATAGAAGAAACTTTCTGGTCAGAAGATGATTTATTACTATTAGAATTTAATCTATTAGGTAGAATGAAAGATTTAGTTAGTTACTTTAAAAACGTAGCCACAAAAGGTATAAAAGTATTTACAACTTGGGCTCAAAGTTTATTCAATAAAGTTGTTAACAACATCACAAATTTTGCACAAAAAAGAATTAATAAAAGATTAAATGATAAAAGTATGAAAGCAGCAAATGATATTATTCGTGAAATAGGAAATAAAAATTTAGTTGAGAGTGTTGTAAAAGCAGATAAAAACATAGTACCTAAAGTTAAAGCTTTAGTTGATATTGCAAAAAGTATTAATAAAAATCATGAGGCTAATATTAATTTAATTACAAAATTAAATAATAGACCAAAGATGAAAACTAGAGCTGTTCCACCAATACTATTTTTAAATCCAACTGCAGGAAAATATAATGAAACTGAAGCAGTAAATATAGTAAAAGATATTCTTAATGATTTTAAAAATAAAGGTCAAGTGAATAGAGATAAATTTAAGTTTGCTGTTACATTGGCTTCAAACAATGCTGGTAATATTGCAATTAATGAGATACTAAAGGGTGTTGAAAAAGAAATTGTAAATTATGACAATTTGGTTGAATCACTTTTTGCTTTTGTTTCTACTTTAGAGGGTGAAGCAAAGTTTGGTAACACTGCATTACCTTTAGTTATATGTTATGGTGGTTTGGATGGATATAATAAAAATTTAGGAACTAGGGATGATTATACTAAAACAAATGCATCAGAGTTGTTACAAAAAGGAAAAGAATTAAATAATTTTTATATTGTTGTTGTGGATATTAGTAAAGTAAAAAATAAATTATATAATACAATAAATATTCATCTTTGCACTGGATTTAAAGATGTTGGCGGTATTCCAAAACCAATATATCAAACAATGATAATTGCAAACTCCTCTGGTTCAAAGTTTGCAACTAAAATAGAGGTAGACAAAATAACAACTCAAAGTAAAGTAGATAGTTGGACATAATATGATTAGTTTTTCACAATTAACAGAAGATAAGGGTGGTAAGAATTTACACCTAGAACATCTAGAAGATGAAATAATTAACTATGGAGTTGAGGGTGGTAGAGCTGCAATAAATTTTTTACGTTCTCTTAGAGATATGTTAGCTGGTAATGCTCGTTCATCAATCAACATGACAGTAAAATGGGATGGTGCACCTGCCATCTTTGCTGGTATTGACCCAAGTGATGGTAAATTCTTTGTTGCAAAGAAATCAGTATTTAATGTAAATCCCAAACTGTATAAAACAGCAAAGGAGATTGATGATGACCTTAAAGGAGCACTTGTCGAAAAATTCAAAGTCGCACTCGCAGAGTTTTCAAAACTCGGTATCAAATCCGTTATACAAGGCGACCTTATGTTCACAAATGATGTGGAAACACAAACCATTGATGGTACGAAGTACTATACTTTCCAACCTAATACTATTGTCTACGCTGTGCCTGTTGATAGTGATTTTGGTAGGACAATAGCTAAAGCTAAAGTGGGTATTGTGTGGCATACAACTTACTCTGGAAAAACTTTACCAGAAATGACAGCATCTTTTGGTGTAGATATTTCAGGCCTTAAAAAAACTCCAAGTGTTTGGATGGATGATGCAACCTACAAAGACACATCTGGTACTGCAACTTTCAATAATAAAGAAACAGAATTTGTTACGAAAATACTTTCTGATACTGGTAAAATATTTCAAAGAATAAATGCACCTTTGTTAAAAAAGTTTATTAATTTACAACAAAGTATGACAGGTGCAATTGTTGGTGCTAAACTTGCTACATACAATAACAGTAAAGTTCGTAAAGGTCAAAGAATTACTAATCCAAAAGCTCATGCAAAGGGTTATGAGAAATGGGTAGAGATGTCGATACAGAAACAAATTGATAAAGCTAAAAGTGTGGCAGGTAAACAAAAATATACAAACATTCAAAAAGAATATGTGAGAGAAGTTAGAAAACATACGAACAACTTAGCACAGATAATTACATTTCAGAATCTACTTGTGGATGCAAAGATGCAAATCATAAAAAAACTAAATAGTGTAAAGGGATTGACAGATACATTCATCAAGACCGCAAATGGATTTAAAGTAACTAATCCAGAGGGATATGTTGCTATTGATAGAACAAGTGGTGGCGCTGTTAAATTAGTGGACAGAATGGAGTTCTCATTTAACAACTTTACTGCTATAAAGGCATGGGACAAATGATATTATTTTCTGAACTATATTCTCATATAAATGAGTTAAAACAAGTTAATTTAGCACAGAGAAGAAAACAAGCACTTCGCATGAAAAAATTGGCTAAGTCCGCTGCTTTTAAGAAAAAAGTAGAGAGGTCAAAATTCAGAGTAGCCTCCCCAGAAAAAATAAGAGTTAAGGCACAAAAACTTGCAAAGAAAAAAGTCCTTGACAAATATTATCCAAACTATCAAAATATGCCAATGATGCAAAAAATTAAGATAGATGCTATCGTAGCTCAAAAATATGGTGGTATGATTAATAAGATAGCCACAAAGTCTTTAAAAGTTGTAAAGAAAAATGAGTTACAAAAAGTAAAAGATGCAAGGGATACTAGAGATGCGTAAATTTTCTGATGTAATAAACGAAGCAACTGGAACAATAGTTTTCACATTTGGTAGATTTAATCCACCAACAACAGGCCATGAAAAACTTATAAAGAAAGTGGCATCAGTTGCAGGTTCAATGCCATTTCGTATTTATCCATCTCAATCAAATAATCCAAAGAAAGACCCACTTCCATTTGCACTTAAAGTAGCATATATGAGAAAGATGTTTCCAAGATACGCAAAGAATATTAAAGCAGATAAAAATGCTAGGACTGCTATTGAGATTGCAGTAAAATTATATAAAGAGGGTTTCCATGCAATCAATATGGTTGTTGGTTCAGATAGAGTAAAAGAATTTCAAACACTATTAGATAGATATAATGGTGTAGAAGCAAGACATGGTTATTATGGTTTTGATGATATAAGAGTTATTTCTGCAGGAGAGCGTGACCCAGATGCTGAGGGTGTTGAGGGTATGTCTGCATCAAAAATGAGAGCAGCTGCCACAGCAGGAGACTTTGATTCATTTAAAATGGGAGTACCATCTGGTTTTAGAGATGCACTTAAATTATATAATGATGTTCGTAAATACATGGGTATTCGTGAAGAACGAGACATGGGTGAGATGAATGATTTTGAAACTCTAAGAGATATGTATCTTACTGGAAAGATTTGGAATGTAGGAGATATCGTTGAGGCCAATGGTGTAAGAGGTAAAGTAATTCGTAAAGGTACAAACTATCTATCATTTGTAGATGAAGATAATAAAGTTCACAAAGCTTGGTTGTATGATATTGAAGAACAGAAAAAGATTACAAAAGTAAAACAAGCTAAAGGTGAGGTTGGAGATGTAAAGGGAACACAACCTGCAAAGTATTATGCAAAGGGTGCAGGTGGAAAAGATATGTCTAAATCCACAGCTGTTGCACGTGCAAGATTTTTTGCAAAGGGAGCAGACAAACCAGATGATGACCCAGATTCCTATAAACCAGCTCCTGGCGATAAAGGTAAGAAAACAAAACCATCACAATATACTAAAAAGTATAAACAGATGTATGGAGAGAAAGACGTTAAGATACCATTAGAACTTCTCAAACTTTATAACAAAGGAATGGCAGCTCCTGCTGGTTCTCCTAAACACAAAGAGATTATGAAACAAATTGATGATATGAGAAAGAAACTTGGTATAAAAGAGAAACTTGGTAAAGATGCAGATGCTGGTGATTACATAGATGATTTTAGAAAATCAGATGCACCACAGTTCAAGGGTAAATCAGATAAGAAGATTAGAGATATGGCCATAGCAGCTTATCTAGATGCAAAGGATAAAAAAGAGGAAACCGATATGAAGTTTTATCAAATAGATGAAAAGATTGCTGGTTTAGTTAAGAAATCAAAAGAAACTGGTGTTCCTTATGGTATTCTAAAAAAGAGTTATGATAGAGGTATGGCTGCATGGAAAACTGGACACAGGCCAGGCACTACTCCACAACAATGGGCATTTGCAAGAGTTAATTCAATGTTAACAGGTGGTAAGGCTGACCCAGATTTACAACCTAAAGTAAAGGCTGCAAAGAAAGCAAAGAAGGCTAAGAAAGAAGAAGTCACAGAAACAATGGGTGTTCTAGATATGTATGGTAAGGATACATCAAAAGAAAAAGAACAAATGGCCAAATTACAAAAGATGTTAAAAGATTTAGAAAAAGGTAAAAAGACGCCGGGCAAGGGTTTTGCAAAGATTAAAGTAAGAGAACTAATTAAAAGTCTTCAAGAAAAACCTATCAATGAGTGGTTTGAATCTAATAGAACAAGGGCCATCTATCAACTAAGACATGGAGATGATTGGTGGTGGAAGCTCAATGAAGTCCATGATACAATGTTAGAAAAGATTGGTGCAGATTGTTGTGATGATT